TCCGGCGGTGGTCAATCGGGTGCACCGGCAGCCGTCGCAGCCCCGAGCTACACGCCGCCTGCTGCAGCGCGTCCTGCCCAATCCACCGCCCCCAGCGGCAAGCCCGCCTGGGCGCAGTAAGGGAGAGCGTGACCATGATGAGCACACCTATTCTCACGACCAGCCACTATGGCGTGGTGCGCTTCGGTGATCTGGCGGTGGAAGCCGTGGTGCTGGAAGACGGCACCCGAGGTTATGTCCAGCGCCAGCTGGCCACGGCTATCGGCCTGCACGAATCGCGCCGGGGCAGCCAGCTCAAGACGCTGCTGTCCGATGTCGCGCCCGGCGCATCGGAGGTCTTGCAGGAAAACGCCTGCAGCATCCGTCTGCCCTCGGGTCAGACCACCGCGTTCTTTCCTGCAGGGGTGATCAGTGAGGTGGCCTCGGGCGTGATCGACGCCGCGCTCGAAGGCCGTCTGCATCGCAAACGCCAGCACCTGGTGCCCAACTGCCAGCGCATCTTGAAAGCCCTGGCCAAAACCGGTGAAGTCGCGCTGATTGATGAGGCCACCGGTTACCAGTACCACCGCGCGCCCGATGCGCTGCAGGCCTTGATCTCGCGTCTGCTTCGTGAGCGCGTGGCCAGCTGGGCGCGGCGCTTCAGCCCTGACTACTACCGGGCGCTGTTTCGCCTGTTCGGCTGGCAGTACCAGGGCCATCAGCAAAACCCGCCGGCGGTGATAGGCCAGATCACTCTGCGCTGGGTGTACGACGTGATCATGCCCCGCGAAATCATCGAGGAGATCCGCAACCGCAAGCGCCTCTCCGACAAGGCGCATCAGTGGCTCTCCGAGGGCGGGCTCGCCCTCCTGGAAAAGCAGATCCACGCGGTGACCATGATCGCGCGCTCGTCGATGACCTATCGGGACTTCGACACCCGCTGCGCCACGGCCTTCGGCAGCCAGCCGCTGCAGATGACTCTCTTCATCGGTGCGTTGGAGGGAGGGCAATGAATGGCCGGCCAATGTTGGGCTTGCCGCCGGCAGGCCCGTGGCCTTGGCCACAGCGACAACCGCTTCAAGGTGGGGCAGCCACGCCGGTATCCGATGGACTGGGTCTTCTGCAGCCTCCGCTGTCAGGACGCGTTTCACGCGCTCTATGGCCAGTGGCTGCGCACCGACCCCAGGCAGGAGGAGGTGCTCATGGTTGATGCGACCGAATTCGAGCGCGCAGCGATGCGTGCCTGCCTTAAGTGCTTTGGTGAGGCCGCCGGTGAAATCGGCTTTGACAAACCGCTGGGTCACTACAGCGAGGCCGAGGCCTTGCAGGTGATCGAGGCGATTGTGACGGGCTGGACGGAAGCCATGGCGGCGCACCATCAGCAGGCGAAGTACCCGCCGGTGCGGGGCATCGAGCCCTATGAGACGCAGGCTTCGCAGCCGGTCGCCCAGTTGGAATCGGCGTCGGCACCGGCCTTTGATCCGGCCAATCCCTTTGCGGATCTAGAGGATGACCTGCCCTGGGAGACCGGGGAGTCGGTGGCAGCCAAAGGCACTCAGCGTAGGAGGGCGAAGTGATGTTGGATTTCAATCATCGCCCCGCCTTCCACGAGCGGGTGACGGGCTTCATCGATGCCGCCCTAGATGTCGAGCGTGCCGGGCAGACCCCACGCGACTACCTTGGCGCATCACGCCTTGGCGTGTCCTGCGAACGGGCGTTGCAGTACGAGTACGCCGGTGCGCCGGTCGATCCTGGCCGGGGTTTCTCCGGCCGCATCCTGCGGGTGTTCGAGGTCGGTCATGTGCTGGAGGACCTGGCCGTGCGCTGGCTGCGCATGGCCGGGTTCGCGCTGCACAACCAGAAGGCCAACGGTGGCCAGTTCGGCTTCTCGGTGGCGGGTGGCCGAATCAAGGGCCACGTCGACGGGATCATCACAGCGGCACCACCAGAGCTGGAGCTGTCGTTCCCGATGCTCTTCGAGTGCAAGACCATGGCCGACAAGCACTGGAAGGCCTGTGCCAAGTCCGGTGTCGCGGTCACCAAACCGGTCTATGCCGCCCAAATGGCGACCTACCAAGCCTACATGGAAGGCACGGTCGAAGGCATCAGCCGCAATCCGGCGCTTTTCACCGCCATCAACAAGGACACCCAAGAGCTGTGGTTTGAGCTTGTGCCCTTCGATGCGGCGCTGGCGCAGAAGATGTCCGACCGGGCAGTGCGGGTGATCCAGGCGACCGAGGCAGGCGAGCTCTTGCCACGCGCCTTCGCCGAGGCAAGCCACTTCGAGTGCAAGTTTTGCTCGTATGCGCAGCGCTGCTGGGGAGGTGCGTCATGAGCACAGCTTTCAAGCCGCGCAAACCGGCCAAGACCACCCAGACGGTGTGGGTGGATCGCTGGTCGCCGCCCAAACCCCTGGTCGGGCTTCAGGCCATCGAGAAGGTGCTCAACCGTCACACCTTCCTGGTAACGCCAGAGTCCCGACTGGTGGTGGCGGTGCTCGCCCGCGCCATTCACGACAGCTTGAGTCTCTCTAACCGCCGGAAGCGACGCGAAGCGCGGCGCTTCCTTCTGGGTGATGACCTCACGCTCTGGTGTGACCTGGTGGGACTGCATCCGGACTTTGTGCGATTCGTGGCCAGGAAGGCCGGCTACCTCGCCGATGAGAAGGCGCACTGGCAGAAGGTACCGATCAAGGTGCCGGTGACGCCTGCGCCCACCGAACCGGTCGTCAGCGCCAGCAGCGCTCCGGTGCATTCCATCACCTGCCAAGCCCAAACCCATCAGCCACAGGGAGGACTGATCCATGCTTGATTTCAATTCGGTGCCGCCGGTGGCCAACGCCACGGGCGGTGATCTCAACGCACAACGCGATGCCATCCGAGCCGATCTGCTGGCCCGGCTGGAGTCCGTGCTGATGACGCTGCTGCCGGCCAGCAAGAAGCGTGGCCAGAAATACCTGGTCGGCGATGTGCTGGGCAGCCCGGGCGATAGCCTGGAGGTGTCGCTTAAGGGTGAAACAACCGGTCTGTGGCACGACCATGCCACGGGTGAAGGTGGTGACATCTTCGATCTGATCGCAGCCCACCACGGTCTCGACACCCAGGCGGACTTCGCCCGGGTGTTGGAGATCGCCGGGCAACTGGTCGGACGTGCCACCAGCCATCCCCCGAAGCGCAAGAAGCCGGAGGCCCCGGTCGACGAGCTGGGTCCGGCCACCGCCAAGTGGGACTATCTGGATGCCGCCGGCAACCTGATCGCCTGCGTCTACCGCTACGACCCGGCACCGGGCCGGAAGGAGTTCCGCCCCTGGGACGCCAAGCGCCGCAAGATGGCCCCGCCCGAGCCGCGTCCGCTGTACAACCAGCCAGGGATTGCCATCGCCGAGCAGGTGATCCTGGTCGAGGGCGAGAAATGCGCGCAGGCATTGATCGAGGCGGGCATCAGCGCGACCACCGCGATGCACGGGGCCAATGCGCCGGTCGACAAGACCGACTGGTCACCGCTGGCCGGCAAGGCGGTGCTCATCTGGCCGGACCGGGACAAACCGGGCTTTGGCTATGCCGAGGCCGCCTCGCAAGCGGTGCTCATGGCCGGAGCCACCTCCTGCGCCATTCTGCTGCCACCGGACGCCAAGCCGGAAGGCTGGGATGCGGCCGATGCCTTGGCCGAGGGCTTCGATATAGCCAGCTTCATCATCACCGGCCCGCGCATCACGGTGCAGCCCTTCGACGATGACCAAGCGTCATCGGCTCACTTCGATGCTGCCGACCATGACGACGCTCACGACAGCGATGCCACGGTCTGGGGCACCGAGGATGCCCTGGCGGTGAGTTTCACCCGGCGCTACCAGCGTGACTGGCGCTACATTGCGGTCTGGGGCAAGTGGTTGATGTGGGATGGGCAGCGCTGGAGGGCCGAGGAAACCTTGGCCGCCACCGATCTGATCCGTCACGTCTGTCGCCACGCGGCGGTCCGGGCAGACAACAGCAAGGTCGCGGCCAAGCTCGCCGCCAGCAGCACCGTGGGCGGGGTGGAGCGTCTGGCCCGTACCGACCGCCGGCACGCGGCGACCACCGACGAGTGGGATGCGGATATCTGGCTCATCAACACACCTGGGGGCGTCGTCGATCTGCACACCGGGCGGATGCGCCCGCACGACCGTGCCGACCGGATGACCAAGATCGCTTCGGCCACCCTGGTGCCGGGCAGCACCTGCCCGACCTGGCTGCGGTTTCTGGAGCAGGTCACCGGCGGCGATGCCGAGCTGCAGGCCTACCTGCAGCGGATGTTCGGCTACTGCCTGACCGGGGCGACCAGTGAGCACGCCTTGTTCTTCCTCTACGGCACCGGCGCCAACGGCAAGTCGGTGTTCGTGAACACGCTCTTCACGCTGCTTGGGGACTACGCCGCCAACGCGCCCATGGACACCTTCATGGAAACACGCGGGGATCGGCATCCGACCGATCTGGCGGGGCTGCGCGGTTCTCGCTTCGTCGGCGCGACCGAGACCGAACAGGGCCGACGCTGGAACGAGTCGAAGATCAAGGAGATCACCGGTGGCGACCGGGTGTCCGCGCGCTTCATGCGCCAGGACTTCTTCACCTATGTGCCGCAGTTCAAGTTGGTGATCGCCGGTAACCACAAACCGGCCATACGCAACATCGACGAGGCGATGCGCCGGCGTCTGCACCTGATCCCCTTCACGATCACCGTGCCCCCGGAAAAGCGCGACAAGCAGCTGCAGACCAAGTTGCTGGCGGAAGCCAACGGCATCTTCAGTTGGGGCGTCGAAGGTTGCCTTGCCTGGCAGCGCGAGGGGCTGCGCCAGCCGCAATCGGTGCTGGATGCGACGGACGAGTACTTCGAGGCGGAAGACGCGCTGGGCCGCTGGCTCGAGGAGCGCTGCGTGCGCCACCCCAATGCCAAGGCGCTGACTGCCGAACTCTTCACCGACTGGAAGCAGTGGGCGGAGGCGGCCGGGGAGTTCGTGGGCTCGCAAAAGCGCTTCGCCGATCTGCTGCTCACCCGGGGCCTGGAGAAGTGGCGCAACGGCATGGGACTGCGGGGATTCCAGGGGGTGGGCCTCAAGGAGACCCCGAAGGACCGCTTCACGCCCTATGCCGACAACTGACCCAAACCATGAATCGATGCGGTTCTGACGGATCGGACAGACTCACTGATTTACGCCTACACGCGCGCACGCGTGAAGAGGGTAACCGGCAGACCTGTCCGATCCGTCAGACCGCCCAAAACACAGGACTGACGAACATGACGACAACGATTTTGGCCCTGGATCTGGGCTCTCAACTTGGCTGGGCATTGCTTGCCCGTGATGGGCTCATCAACGGCGGCAGTGAGAATTTCCGCCCGCAGCGTTTCGAAGGCGGTGGCTTTCGTTACCTGCGCTTTAAACGCTGGCTCACCGAAATCAAGCAATGCGCTGATGGTATTGATCTGGTGGCTTACGAAGAGGTCAGGAACCACAAGGGTGTGGATGCGGCACATATTTACGGCGGCTTCATGGCGCACCTGACGGCCTGGTGCGAACACCACCAGATCCCGTATCAGGGCGTGCCCGTGGGCACGATCAAGAAGCACGCCACCGGCAAGGGCAACGCCGGCAAGGCCGAGATGATCGCTGCAGCCAAGGCGCGTGGCTTTGATCCGGTCGACGACAACCACGCCGATGCGCTGGCGCTGCTGGACTGGGCGATGGCCCAAGGAGGTGTGGCATGCGCATGAACACCCCCTCGATTCCCTGCTCCTTGGGCAGGATGGCACCGCAGTCACCAGCCAACGCAGAGGAGCTGCGGGCGATGCGTGCAGCGGCCTGGCACAAACAAGGTATTGTGGTCGTGCCGCTCGACGAGATCTTTGATGACTGGGACCGGGCGTTTCTGACCGGGATCGCCACCAAGCTCTACGGCGCGCGCACCGTCGCTTCCCGCAAGAGCACGCCTTGGGCCGAGGGCGAGGTCATTGATCGGGGTGATGGCGAAACCTGGACGGTGGTGGCAACCACGGCCAAGTCGATCACCGTGCAGCGTGACCGCGATGGTGCGCTGGCGACCCTCGGGCAACTTGGGGAGGGCAGGCCATGACCAAGAAGACGCAACGTGCCCGAGCCAGGGCCGAGAAGAAGCCGCGCATCGGCGAGGAGCTCATCCGCCCGGATGGCAGCGTGATCCGCTACGTCCGCGAGGAGGACGATGACCAGAAGCCGGTCGACCACTACCGCACCGTGGATACGCTGGCGCTGATGCTCAGGAACGACAGCATCACCGGTGCCATGCACGATGCCGGCCAGCAGTTCTCGCAGGACTTTGCCCGGGCGTTCGGCAGTGGTGTCGCCAGTCCCAAGCTCGATGGTTTGCCGGGTGGTACAGCACCCGGGCAGATGATGGTCGAGAAGAACGCCGGTGCTGCTCGTGCAGTTCGGGATGCACTGGAGGCTGTGGGCGGCAACAGCAGTCCGGCCGGGTCGGCGCTCTGGTACGTGGCTGGTCTACAGCTCTCGCTCAGGGAGTGGGCATTGCGCGATGGTTGGAACGGCAAGCGCATCGACCGGGATGAAGCCAAAGGCATCCTGGTCGCAGCACTTGGGGTGCTGGCGCGGTATTACGGCTATGAGCGCTCAGGTGGGCATGGCCGTTACAAGCCAAACGCCAGCGAAGCGGCAGCGACGTGAGCGCGGGATTCGGAGACAACTGAAATTTTTTTGTGATTGTTTTCCGAAACCTGATTGAACGCTGGCCCCCCACAAGGTACAGTAATCACGTACTGCTGATAACTGCGCCCACCCGATTCGTTCCGGTGGGCGTTGTCGTTTCTGGGCGGGGCGTTTGCCTATCTGCCCAGCGCTGGAGACTCCCCATGAAAATCCTCATCACCCGCCCGGTGGTTCTTACCGGCGACGGTGGCACGCGCTCGTTCGTCCCTGGCCTGACGGTCGATGTCGATGCGGCCGCTGCTGAACAGATCCTGGCGCAGCAGGCGGGCATCGCTGCCGAGCCTGTTACCCAAACACAAGCCCCTGCCAGCCTTCGCCGCCGGAAGTCCGCCGATGCTGAAACTTGACGTCACCGCCGATGTGGCCAAAGTAACTGAGCACCTCTCGGATCTGGCCCAGCAGCACGTGCCGAACGCCGCTGCCAAGACACTGACCCGCACGGCGTTCGATGCCCGCGATGCGGTGCGTGATGGTCTGCCCGAGCGCTTCAATCTGCGCCGGCCATGGGTCAGCCGAGGTATCGGTGTCACGCCAGCCAAGCCTCGCACGCTGATGGCCGAGGTCTGGTCGCGCGACCGCTTCATGGCAGCGCAGGAGACCGGTGGCACCAAGAGCGGCAAGCTGGCGATCCCTGTCGGGCCGATGGCCCAGGCCGCCCAGACCCGCGTCATCCCCAAGAGACAGTGGCCGGGCCAGGTGATGGCGAAGAAGAACGTGTTCTATCGTGCCGGTGCCGTGTTCGAGCGCCGTGACGAGAAGCGCATCCTGGCCTTGTACCTGCTGCGCCGCCAGCAGAAGGTCGAGCCGCGCTTTGGCATGGCCGACACGGTACGCAGCGTGGCGCTGCGGGAGTACCAACGGCAGATGGAGCGGGCGCTGCGCGAGGAACTCACCCGTGCGACCTGACGCATCTGACACATCTGACGGGTCCTCCCGGGCCATCTGAAACGCGGGGGCCGCGCGCAGCGCGACGCTTGCCTAGCGTCAGAGCCGAAAACAGGTTGCCAGTTGCCACCATGGTTTCACGCACAGGGGACCCCAGCGATCCAACCGACTCCCGATTGATTGACCCGCCCGGCCCGGAGGAATGCGATGGGACTGTCCATCCGGGCCTATGCCCAACACCGTGGCGTGAGCCACACCGCTGTGGCCAAGGCCATCAAGGCCGGGCGCATCAGCAAAGAAGCTGACGGCACCATTGACCCGGCCAAGGCCGATGCCCAGTGGGCGCGCAACACGCTGCCGTCGCAGAACCTGAACACCAGCGCCACGAAACCAGCGTCCAAGGTGGCAACCCCACCTGTTTCCACCCCGGTTTCCACGGCACCGGTTGCCAACCGCGAGCTGCAGCCGCCTCTGGAAACCCGGGCTGCCGCACCTGACTACCAGACCAGTCGCGCCATTCGCGAGGCCTATGCCGCGCGTCTGGCCAAGCTCGAATTCGAAGAACGCACGGGCAAGCTGCTCAATGCCGACGAGGTGAAGGTCAAGCACTTCAACCTCGCGCGGCTGCTGCGTGACCGCATCCAGCAAATCCCTCGCAAGCTCGCCCCGCAGATCGTGGCGGCCGTGGTCGCGCAGCCCGACCAGCGCGTGGTGGAAGACCTGCTGATGGAGGCGATCCGCGAAGCCCTGGAGGAACTCTCCAGGTAGCGACAAGCCGCCCAAAAGAACTCACATAGGAGGTTGACCATGACCGAAATCGAATGGAAGCCGGTCCCGGGGTACCCCAACTATGAAGTTTCCGATCAGGGTGAAGTTCGCCGGGCGCGCGCTTTCAGGCATTACCCCAAAGGCATGCTCATCAAGCCGAAATCCGATGCAAAGGGATATCAGCAAATCGCACTCAGCCATGAAGGGCGGTATGGCTATTTTTGCGTGCATCGGATTGTTGCACTCGCTTTTCTAGGGGAGCCGCCATCCGCACGACACCAGGTTGCGCACAACGATGGCAATCCAAGGAACAACCATCTCAGCAACCTGCGCTGGGCAACGCCTTCGGAAAACTCAATGGACAGACGGCTACATGGCACTGTCCCAGATCGAAAAGGTGAGCGCCATCCAATGGTCAAGCTCAATGATCAACTCGTTTTGGAGCTTCGCAAACAACGACGAGACGGGATGACTTATCCGGAAATGGCCAGACGATACCGAATTCCAAAGCTCACGTTGTATGACGCGGTTGTTGGAACCACCTGGCGGCATCTACCTGGGGCACTTGGACGGCGCCGTGAAACAAATGCATCAGCACTGAATTTAAGGAGTCCCCATGCGTGAGCTATCCGATATCAAGGTCGAGCTGCGACCGATAGATGTGCTCTTGCCGTATTGCAGAAACCCACGTTTACACGACGAAGCGCAAGTGTCCCAGATCGCCGCTTCCATGGTCGAATTTGGCTGGACAAGCCCGATCCTGGTGGATGGCCAGAATGGTCTGATTGCTGGTCACGGGAGGTTGCTCGCCGCGCGCAAGTTGGGACTAAAACAAGTGCCAGTGATCGAGTTGGCGCATCTCACCGAAACGCAAAAGCGCGCCTACGTCATCACTGACAATCAGCTGACCCTCAATTCCACCTGGGACGAAGAATTGCTGCGTGTCGAACTGGCCGCTTTGCAGGAGGCTGACTTCGATCTCGCGCTTACCGGCTTTGACGCTGATGAGTTGCTGGAGATCATGGCGGGCGAGGAAACCACTGCCGAGGGCCACACCGACGAGGATGCCGCCCCGGAGGTGCCAGTCACGCCGATCTCCAAATCCGGTGATGTCTGGATCATGGGCCAGCACCGACTGCTCTGCGGCGACAGCACCGATGCCGCGAGCTACGACACGCTGCTCGGCAACGAGCGGGTGGCGATGATCTTTCAAGATCCGCCCTATAACGTGGACTATGCCAACACGGCCAAGGACAAGCTGCGCGGCACCAACCGTCCGATCCTCAACGACAACCTCGGAGAAGGATTCCAGGACTTCCTGCTGGCGGCATTCAAGCCCGCGCTGGCTCGATGCAATGGCGCGGTCTACGTGGCGATGTCCTCCAGCGAGCTCGACACCCTGCAAGCAGCCTTCCGCGCTGCTGGCGGCAAGTGGTCGACCTTCATCATCTGGGCCAAGAATACCTTCACGCTGGGGCGCTCGGACTACCAGCGCCAGTACGAACCGATCCTCTACGGCTGGCCCGAAGGCGCCACCCGGCACTGGTGTGGCGACCGCGACCAGGGGGACGTCTGGCATTTCAACAAGCCGCGTGTGAACGACCTGCATCCGACGATGAAGCCGGTGGAACTGGTCGAGCGGGCGATCCGTAACTCCAGCCGTCCGGGCGATGTGGTGCTCGATCCCTTCGGCGGCTCGGGCACAACGCTGATCGCGGCCGAGAAATCGGGTCGCCAGGCACGGCTCATCGAGCTCGATCCGAAGTACGTCGACGTGATTGTTCGTCGCTGGCAGGAATACGCCGGAGCGCAGGCAGTGCGGGAAGCGGATGGGGTGAAGTTCGATGACCTGGTCGGCACAGCCGATGCTGCCGACGCCAGCGATGTAATGGATGCCGAGGTGGCGCTGTGAAGCAGTCACGCTGGATGTCGCTGGTGGAAGCCGTGACCAATGTGCTGGTCGGATATGGCGTGGCGGTGGCCACCCAGTGGGCGGTGTTCCCGCTCTTCGGTCTGCACGTCACGCTACAGGAGAACTTGGTGATCGGACTCGTTTTCACGGCTGTGTCGCTGGTCCGTAGCTACATGCTGCGCCGCGCGTTCGAGGCCTTGCGTATTCGTCAGCTGTCCGGAAACTCCGGATAAAGATCGCCGCTGCTGATGTCAGCAACATAGCTGACATGGCTGAATTCACCGGGTGCATCAGCCAGGATCACGCCGCCGACCGACTGGATGGCGACGCCGTACCTGCGGGTGAGTGCCGTCAGTTCGGCGATGAACTGGTCGTAGTTGGCTTCGAGTTGTGGGGTGGTGGAGATGGCGGCCACGTTGTGCTCCTCAAGCCGCCAGGGACTCTTCGACGCTCAGTTCCATGATCTTGCAGTGGATCACGAATCCGGTGAGGTAAGGCAGGCCCTTGGGGATGCCGTATTGCTTGCTGGTGCTGCGGCCAATCGTCCAGCCCATCCAACGCTGCGTGGCGGCGTTGATGGCGTCGGCCAAGGTGGCGCCGGCGTAGAGGCCGTTTTGCACATCGTCAGCAAAGTGGCGACCTTGGCGGCTGTCGAGGAAGGTGCGGACCGACTCGAGAGGCTGGCAGGTGGCGTCCGAGATGGCCGTCATGGCCAGGGTCCAGGCGGCTTCGGCCTGCTCGTTCATCGTGCCGTAAAAGCCCCAGGTGTCGTTCTGGGTGGCGGGGATCTGGGTGGTGGCGTTCATTTTTGGCTCCTTGCGGGTGGTGTTTCGTTGGGTCTATGAACGCTCTACCCGGATGGAATAGCAAGCAGAAGATCGACTATTTTTTGATCAAGTTGGGGTTGTGCCACAGCGCCCACCTCAGCCCAAGCGCGCCACGTAGCGGGCGTAATCGCTGCCCTCGGGATTGACGTAAAGGTAAGGGCGACCAGGGGCTGTGACCTCGACACACAGGTAGCCGCCTTCCAAGCCACCACCTTTGCCGGCCAGCCAATCGCGCGAGGCCATCAAGCTGCGCGCAAAGACGTCGAACTCGGCCGGGGTCATCACCCGCGTCTCGGTCACAATGACTTTGGTCTGGCCATGACCGCCGACCTCATCGAGATTGACCGGCTTGCGGGCAAAGGGCAGGCGCACCCCCAATTCCTCCACGATCACCGCCTGCCCGTTGATCATCAAGGTGCGTGGTGTGCGCTCGATGGTGAGGGTCATGGTGCTCATGCGCTGACCTCCTCGGCGATGCGGTAGAGGCGCTGGCCGGCGCCCGGGGTGTCAGCAGGGCCTTCGATCTTCTCGGAGACGATATTCAGGCCCAGCTTCTTCTTGAGCGCACCGGCAAAGGTGCCGCGCACCGTGTGCGCTTGCCAACCGGTGGCTTCGCAGATCTGCGCGATGGTCACGCCCTCGGGGCGCTTCAACATCTCGATCACCAGCGCCTGCTTGCTGTTGCTGCGACCGGTTGGGGAGCAATCGCTCGCTGGTGTGGCCAAGGGGGCTGGGGTGGTGGCGGCGGCGGTGGTGGCGATTGCGTCCTCCTCGGTGGCGTTATCGGCTGCCACAGGGCTTGGCAATACCTCTTCGGCTTTGGCCTCGCCCTTGATGATGGCAATCGCCGAGCGCGTCAGGCGCCACTGGCCGTCAGTCTGCTCGATCAGGTGGCGGCTGGCGAGGCTGGCAATCATCTTCAGCTTGGCGCCACCCTTGAGCTCGAGCAGAGGCTCGATCAGGCCATTGGCATCGCAATGGGCGCGGGTGATCAGGTCAAGTTGGCGTTCGGTGATGGGGGCAATCTGGTTGCTCATGGTGATTTCTCCTTCGGTGGTGGGTGGACTCAGGCGGCTTTCTGGGCTGCTTTCTGACTGGCAGCCAGGCCGGCTTGGTAGGCGGCGATCAGGGCTTCTTTGACGCCCCAGACGCTGACGTCGTGGAAGTCCAACGAGTCGCTCTTGCGGGTTTCCAGGGTGTCGATGAAGAGGTGCTCCTGGGCGATCTGGGTCAGCAGCGCATCCAGTGGCTGCGTGGTGTGGCGGCGGTTTGTTTGGGGCGTGGTCTTGGCCATTTCAATCTCCGTTTTGGTGTGTGGGCGTGTCTGTATGAACGCTCTGTTCGGCGCAGAAGCCAAGCTCATTCCAGCGATTGCGCATCTATTTCTGCATCAACTTCTTCGCCGAGGGTTTCGGTGAGCGGGTCGGGCGCGCAGTCGTCCTCGTCCTCTTCACCCAAGGCCTCGGCGATTTCTTGGATGGTGTCTTCCATGGTCACCATCGAGCCGCCCAGATAGCCGTGATCGCGCGAGAGCGCGCAGACGATGTGCGGAATCCAGTAGGCCTCGGCGCGCAGCCGGGCGCCGTCGAATCCGGACTGGCGCAGCAGGTACTCGGCGCGCTGCACGGCGTCGAGCAATTCGCTCTGGATGTCGCGCAGTTCATCGATCAGCAGGGCGTGCTCTGGGGCGTGCTCGGGGCTGGCGGGATGGTGTTGGCTCATGGCGGGGCTCCTTTCAAAAGCGTGTGTCGATAGGTCCATTCACGCTCTGTTCGCTCCAGAAGCCAAGCGGGTTCTGCTTGTTTTTTGAACAATTTTTCAGCGGGGTGGCGTGTGTCGGACACTGTTGAATCCATGGTCGACGCCGCCTGGAAACGGGGCCTCGCGCCCGATCCGATCCTCACCGTCGATGACTGGGCAAACCGCCACCGGATGCTCTCGTCGGTGGCCTCCGCTGAGCCAGGGCGATGGTCGACCAGCCGCACCCCGTACCTGAAGGCCGTGATGGAAACGCTGTCAGCCACCTCGCGTGTGGAGCGCGTGGTACTGATGGCCGGGGCACAAATCGGCAAGACCGAAGCTGGATTGAACTGGCTGGGTTACGTGATTCACCACGCTCCGGGGCCAATGCTGCTGGTGCAACCCACGGTGGAAGGTGCCAAGCGCGTCTCCAAACAGCGCGTCGATGCGCTGATTGAAGCCAGTGCCGAACTCGCTAGTCGGGTGAAGGACCCGAGAAGCCGGGATTCCGGCAATACCCAGTTGATGAAGGAATTCCCCGGTGGCGTGCTGATCATGACCGGTGCCAACTCGGCGGTGGGTCTGCGCTCGATGCCGGTGCGCTACCTGTTTCTGGATGAGGTCGACGGCTATCCAGGGGATGCCGATGGCGAAGGCGATCCAGTGGCGCTGGCCGTGCAACGGGCGGCGACCTTCGTCAATCGCAAGGTCTATCTCTGCTCGACGCCGACCCTGAAAGGCTACTCGCGCATCGAGGCGGCCTACCTGGAATCGGATCAGCGGGTGTTCGAGGTGCCCTGCGATCACTGCGGGGCGCATAGCCAGATCCAGTGGCGCGACATCAAGTGGCCAGCCGGCAAGATGAGCGAGGCCGCCTGGCACTGCCCAGCCTGCGACGGCATTCATCCCGAGTACCGCAAGCAGGCACTGTTGGCCAACGGTCGCTGGATGGCCAAGGCCGAGGGCGATGGCAAGACGGTGGGCTTCCACCTGTCGAGCCTGTATTCACCGTGGCTGACCTGGGGCGAGATCACCCAGGAACACCACGCGTCCAAGGACGACCCCGTCAGATTGAAGGTGTGGGTGAACACCAAACTGGCCGAGACCTGGGAAGACCGGGAGGGTGAGACCTTGGATGCCGAAGGCCTGATGGAACGGCGGGAACCCTATGGGCCAGCTGTCCCTGCCGAAGTTGCGCTACTGACCTGCGGCATCGATGTGCAGGACGACCGGCTCGAACTCGAAGTGGTCGGCTGGGGCCGGGATGAAG